GTAAACAAAGCATCTGTAAACAAAGGTAAAGTAGAAGTAGGAGGTTTTCCAAATGATTTAAAACCAGACCCAAGAGTCTTAGGATATGATGAACCATCAACGGTAACATCTAAAACATTAGCTAATCCATCCCCTTCAACTAAGAAGAACTTAGGTTTATCTAAGGAAAATATGGAAATTATTCCACCAAATGTAAACGTATATGGTTACCATACAAGGTTTTTCCAAATATGTCCTGGCGCACAAGCAACCTTTGAACATTTAGTATCTATGGATAATGATGACGATACCAAAGGAATGATTAGAAGTGCCGCACAGGTAGCTGATAATGTATTTAGAATTGAAGATGAGGTGATTAAAGCAGAAAGTGCAACACAACATCAATATGAAGAAGCGGTTATTTTAGTAGATGATTTTAAAGATATTATAAATGAGGTAGATAAGATTAGTGGTATGGTACACGATGTATCATATATGGATGGTCATATTAAGAAAATTAAAGAATATCTAAAAGAAGAATTTGAGAGTGTTTCTGACTATCCTGATTCAGTTAAGAATAATGCTAAAGCAGTATTAAAATATGTTGAAGAAAATGGATGGGGTTCTTGTGGAACTGAAGTAGGTAAGATTAGAGCTAATCAACTTGCTAAGGGTGAACCAATATCTTTAGATACAGTTCAAAGAATGTACTCATATCTATCAAGACACGCAGTTGATTTAGAATCAAGTAAAGGTTATGGTGATGGATGTGGTAAATTAATGTACGATAGTTGGGGTGGTAAATCAGCATTAAGTTGGGCTGAATCAAAATTAAATGATTTTGGTTATGATGTTTCAACTATTGGTGGTTATGAAGACCCTGGTGTAAAGAAGAAAAAGAAAGACCAAAAGTTTGCTGCAGATGAAGAACAACGTACAATTATAGGACCCGCAATGGTTCCCAACTTACGTATCCCAAGAAAAGATTCTGAGGGAAATAAATATGAAGTTTATTTCAGTGCTGAAACTATCAAAATGATTGCAGATAAGTACATGAAGAATCAATATACACGTAATAATGATTTGATGCATGATGGTACAGCTGTAAAAGATATATATGTAGTTGAAAGTTGGATTAAGGAAAGTGATGAAGATAAGTCAACAAAATATGGATTTGGGGATTTGGGAATCGGTACTTGGTTTGTAGCTATGAAATGTTCCAAAACACCTGAAGGTGATAAAGTTTGGGAGATGGTTAAATCAGGGGCTTTAGCTGGCTACAGTGTGTCAGGGTGGTTTGAAGAGATAGCACAATTCTGTAGAGAAGAGATGTTCCTTAAACAAGTTGCAGAAATTTTAAAGAAGTATTAAAAAATTTGGGAATATATATATATTTTCATATTTAGAAGTAGAACAATAAATTAAAATAAAATAAAAACAGATTATGTCTAATCCAAAAACAGCAATTAATGAAATTAAGAAACTGATGGTACAATTTGGTTTTATGGCTGATGAGCCTGTTTTAGCGTCTTTCAAATTAGAAGATAATACAATTTTACAAACTCCTAAATTAGAAGTTGGTAACAAAATTGTTAAAATCAACGAGTTATTTGAACAAGTAGCGTTAGAAGATGGTGAACATAGATTGAAAGAAAACTTCTCAATCTCAGTTGTAAACGGTAAAATTACTAAAGTTAAAGAACATTTCATTAACGCAAAATTAGAAGATGGTACAGAAGTAAAGGTTGAAGGCGACGCATTAGCAGAAGGTGCTAAAGTTGTTGTTGTAACTCCTGATGCTGAAATACCCGCTCCAGATGGTGTACACAAATTAGAAGACGGTACAGAAATTGAAACTAAGGATGGTATGATTGCTTCAATCAAAGAAGCCGTTTCTGAGGAAATGGAAGAAGGTAAAGAAGATGAAATGCCAGAAGGTGTTGATGGTGGTCAAGCTATTGAAATTGAATTAATGGATATGTTAAAAGAGTTTGTAAAGAAAATCTCTGAGAAAATGTCCGACATGGAAGAAAAGGTAGAAGAAATTGATGCCGAATTTAAAGCATTCAAAAAAGAACCAGCGGGTCGTAAAATATCTGATGGTAAAACAGAATTTAATAAAGAAATATCAGGTCTTAATTCTGCTGACGATAAAGTTGCAGCAATTATGGCTATGAGAGAATCTAATAAAAAATAATTAAAACAAAATAAAAAGAATTATGAAAATTTATTCAAAAGACGAATTTAGTTATGTAGTATCCACAATTACAGGATTTACTGACCAAAGTTCTCAAGAAATTATCGCTAAAGCTCTAATCGGAGCTACAACCCCTGCCAACACTACTGTAAAGTTAGGCGTTCGCGGAACGCAACAGATTCAGTTGTTAAACAGTGCACCTGTTTATCAAACTGGTGCTTGTGGATGGAACGCATCAGGTACAACAACTTTCACTCAAGTTAGTTTAGCTTCTCAACACGAGAAAGTACAAGAAGAATTATGTTTCCAACAATTGTGGGACACTTATCAATCATTGTTATTACCTGCAGGTCAAGACCCTGAAACTGTTCCTTTCTTAAATCAAATCATTGATTTGAAAGTTAAACAAATTCAACAAAGAATTGAAACAAAATTATGGGGTGCATTAACAGCATCAGGAGATACCTTCAACGGTTTCAACTACTTAATTTCTACAGGTCAAACATCTGTAGCTGCTTCTGCTTCAGGAACAACTTTCAGTTCAACTGCAGCATACGGTACAAATGGTAACCCTATTACTGAGGTTGACAAATTAATCTCTGCATTATCTGATGACGCTTTAGTGTTTGATGATTTAGTAGTGTTTATGTCTTACTCTAACTTCCGTCTTTACAACCAAGCATTGGTTAAAGCAAACTTCTTCCAAAACTACATTGGTACAACTAACGTTACAAACAATATGAGTGCAATCCACCCATCAACTAACGTGAAAGTATTACCTACATTAGGTTTGGCAGGTAGTGGTAAAGTAGTAATCGGACCAGCGTCATACATTTTTTGCGGATTTGACCTTATGTCCGATATGGAAAAAATGGATGCATTCTGGTCAAGAGATTTTGACGTTTTAAAAATTAAAGCGAATTACTCTTATGCCGCGAATATCGCGTCATTCTCAGGAACTAACTACTTTGCAACAAATAACGTAGCATAGTAATTAAAAATATTAAAGGGGGAGTTAATTCTCCCCTTTTTAAAAAACATAAACAAAAAAAATTAAAGGGGGGGACCCCCCACACACAATATTATGGGTACATGTTATATATCCTCTGGGATTCAAATTGGTTGTTCAGACGGCTTGGGAGGAATTAAAAAAGTATATATTGAAGGCGGTACAGGAACAACAACTGGTTATACATATAGTACTGATGGAACCGTAACTGGTGCAACATCAACTAGTGGTGTAACACTTTATGGTTTTGACGTTAAAAGAAATACTAGTTCATTAGTTCAGACGGTTACTAAGAGCTTCGAAAATGGTTCCATTTATTTCGACCAGGTTCTTACCTTAGTCTTCTACAAATACGACCAGGACAAAAGAAACCAATTAAAAATATTATCACAAAATGATTTTATACAAATTATTGCAATTGACCAAAACGATGTAAAATATCTTTTAGGACAAGTTAATGGTATGTATTTATCAGGTGGTGATGCAAATTCAGGTACAGCATTTGGTGACGGTAATAAATTTCAATTCGTGTTTTCAGGCCAAGAATTAGAACCAGCTAGAGTAATAGGTGGTACTGGTGCAACAGCTGCATTACAATTAGCGAATGTTTATACCGGAGCTACAATTAGTGGATAATCGTAAGTCGTAAGACTCATTTCTATATTCACACTATCTTCTGAAAGAAAAGAGGGGCATTACGCCCCTTTTTTTATATTATACCATTTCACCTAACTTTTTTTTATATTTAGTAATATATAGATATACCATATGTTAATAATGAACAAGGGTCAAGAGAATGAATTAGTGTTAAACATTAATAACAATTCAAGAACCGATTTTAGTGGATACACACTTACTTTCAAACACATTTTATCTCAAGAGGTAAAATCATATACTATTTCTACCAGTAATACACAACAATATGCTGCAAATATTAGATATTGTGAAATTGTTTTAGATTTAAGTACTAACGATTTGAACTATGAAGGACAATATCAATTAGATATTTTTGGTAATGGTACAACAAATGTTTATACAGGTATGGTACGTCTTAATGGAACAACTGAACAAGGTAATACATACACAGAATATATCTCAAATAACGAGGATAATAGTAATTACATATATATACAAGACTAATTATGAGTGAAGAAAAACAAAAATACCAATTAAATAGAGCACAATTTACACAAGAACCTTTATTACCAATCTTCTCGGAGGTTTTTAATAGGTTAGAGTATGTACTTTATGGTGAAGGTAACTTGATGCCACAATATCTTATTTCAAGATATAATAATTGTGCAATACATAAAGCAATTATAACTTCAAAGAAAGAACAAATATTGGGTGATGGGATTGTATCCTTAAATAACCCAATGGCAACGATTAATTTAATTAATGAAAGTGAAAATGTATCAGAAGTTTTGGCTAAATGTGCATTAGATTTGGTACTCTTTGGTGGATTTTCACTAAATTGTGTGTGGTCTAAGGATAGAAAAACTATTGCTGAAATATATCATTTAGATTTTAGTAGAATCCGTTCAGGTAAAATTAACCCTGATACTGATAAAGTTGAAAAGTATTACTACTCAGCTGATTGGTCTAATATTAAGAAATTCCCTGTTACAGCATACGGAGCATTTTCAAACAAAGAAAGTGACCCATCTCAAATATATTATTACAAATCATATTCCCCATCTCAATCATACTACCCACATCCTGATTATTCAGGTGGATTGGCAGCAATTGAAATAGATGTAAACGTACACGAATTTCATGCTAATAACCTTAAAAACGGGTGTTTACCAAGTCTTTGGATAAACATGAACAATGGTTTAGGAAACGATGAGGAACAAAGAGTTATTACAAGAGCATTAGAATCTCAATTTAGTTCAGTTAATAATGCTGGTCGTCCTATCATTTCATTCAATGAAAGTAAGGAAACTGCACCTGAAATTACACAAATTGAAACTAGTGCAAACGATGGATATTACCAAGCAATATCAGAAAATATTGTTCGTTCAATCTTATCAGCACATAGAATATCATCAGGTGAATTATTTGGTATCAGTACAGCAAACAAATTAGGTTCAAAAGACGAGATTGTTACTCACATAGAGTACGTGCGTAAAACTGTTATTATGCCATACCAAAAACAATTACTATCAGTATTTGATAAATTATGTTCTCTGAAGTTTGAAAGACCAACAACTTTTGAAATTAAACCTTTAACAATTTATGAAGTAGGTGACATTGAACAAGCACCTTTAGTAGTAGATAAACCAGAAACCCCAACACAAGTATAACATGGCTAACAAGTTACTTATAAGCGAGCAAAAATTAAAAGCGTTTACTAACACCAATAAGAACGTAGATTTAGATACAATTCGTGCTGAAATTGGTATTGCGCAGGATATACACCTTCAAAATTTATTAGGGACACTTTTTTATGACCATTTGTTGGACCAAATATCCTCAACAGGTAATACATTTAATGCTGATGAAACAATATTGGTAAATGATTATATCGCCGACTACCTTGTACAAACCGCATATTACGAGATGATACCTCACCTACACTACAGAACGATGAATCGTGCGATAGTTGTGGGGGAAATGCAGTCAGCACAGGCTGTAGATATACAGACAATGCAGTATTTGAGAACAATTCAGAAACAACGTTCAGATTTTTATATGATGAGATTGCAAGATTATCTTATCACAGGACGTGGACAGAACAAGTTCCCACAATATAATACTCAATCAAGTATTGATGGTATGTTGCCAGCAAAATCAGATTCTTATCGTTCACCAATTTACTTAAATCATACAACAAGATATGGTTATTCATTGGCACAATCAATGAGAAATTTAGATGTATATAGTGATAGAGCACACTACGACCCACCTTGCATGGATTGCGGATATTAAACTAAAATAATATGTATATAAAAACAACAGCAACAATACCTTCTTACGAATTTACTTGTTGGACAGAAAAGAAATGATAGAACAAATAATATTAACAATTGTAACCACATTGATTGGTTATTTTGTGGGATATAGAAAATCAAAGAATGAGATAGAAGGTGGTCGTTTAGAAAACCTTGAAAAATCTATTAGAATATATCAGGTTGTTATTGATGACTTAGGTAAAAAGGTTGAAGAATTAACCACCCATATCGTTAGATTAGAAACAACAATTGATAGTTTAAAAAAGGAAAATAAAGAACTGAAAAATACTAATGGATTATAAATTACCATACCCAACAAAAGAAGAATTAACGATGACAACAAAGTCACAATATTTCGCAAGGGTTTTACCCATGAATTTGGATAGGAAAATTAATATAACTCAGGAAGAATATACAGCGTGGATTCATCACAATTTTGAATCGGTATATCTGTTTAATAAAGAACTAACCTTTAAGCAATACAAAAAATATTAATATGAATTTAGAACAAATCGTAAAACTTAGATTTAAATTATCTGATATTAAGAAACCAAAAGAAATGGCTGAAGATGGTCCGTGTTGGAATGGATATGAACAAATAGGTACCAAGATGTTAGATGGTAAAGAAGTACCAAATTGTGTTCCCATTAAAGCAAAGAAAGTAAAAGAAGGTTTCCCAATCCCTTCACCAGAAGGTGAGGATGAACAAACATTCATAAGTCGTTGTATTAGTAAGTTAATTGACGAGTATGGACAGGAACAAGCCGCAGCCATATGTTATGGTCAATGGGAAAAGAAGTAGTCTTAAATCGTCTTAAAATAAGAAAAGGGTCCCTACGAAGGACCCTTTATAGTTAGGAACAATATAGAGACAAACCTAACTAATGTGTTTTAATTTACTTTTAATTAATAAACTACCCATATTAATATTCTTACCTTTTGGTAATAACGGAATATGTTTTTTAAATATATCAATCGCATCTTGTTCATCTGCCTCAACATATAAAGCAACTGAATCCGCACATCCACACTTTTGTAATTTGTATAGACAATAAGTGGTTTCCATTTGATTGGGTACTTCATACATTACCCATCCTTTTTTTACAATAATTGGTGTCATATCTATTTGTTTTTGTTTCAACAAATGTACGGCGGGTTTTCTTACCATCCAAATCTTTTTTAAAGTTTTTTATAACTCA